GAGGAGAACCCCCGCCTCGTCGCCCTCGCCGACCGACTCACCGAGATCGTCCGCGACATCCCCCGCCGCAGCGACCTCTTCCGCCACCTGCACGAGGCCGTCTGGTACGGCGTCAGCGCCGCCAACCTCGTCTACGAGCGCGACCCCGTCCTCGGCGTGCGCGTCAAGGAGTGGGTGCCGTTCGCCGCCGACACCCTCGCCTTCGACCAGTACGGCAACCTCGCCATGCGCGTGGGCAGCGCGTACATCAACGAGCCCTCCGTCACCGACCTCGGTTTCGACAGCCTTGTCCACCTCTTTGACGACAACGAGCGCCGCGCCGTCATCCTGCACCGGGTCTTCACCGCGGCCCCGAACTTCATCGACCCCAACACCAGCGAGGCCGTCTACCGCGGTGTCGGCGCACGCGACGTCTGCTGGTACATCTGGCTCCTCAAGCAGGAGATCCTCCAGAACGCCGCCGCCTACGCCGAGCGGTACGCGCTGGGCATCCGCGTGGGCTACTACCCCTCGGGCAACGACGCGGCCAAGAACGAGATGCTCACGGTCCTGCAGAACCTGGTGAACGACAACTCCGTCGTCCTCCCCCGCACCGGGCCGAACGAGAGCTTCTACGACATCGACATCAAGGACGCCAACGCCGGCCGCGCCCAGATCTTCATGGATCTCGTCAACTGGTGCAGCGGCAAGCTCAAGGAGGCGATCCTGGGGCAGTCGCTCTCGAGCGAGGCCGGGTCCACGGGCCTGGGCTCCGGGGTCGCCGACCTCCACGCCGACACCCTCTCGCGGGTCATCCGCTACCACGCGGACGCCATGAGCGAGTCGTTCACGACCGACTTCCTGCGCGTCGTGGCGGGCATCCTCGGCGCCAGCGAGTCCGAGGCCCGGTCGATCAAGTTCCGCTTCGCGCCCGAGCGCCCGAACGTGAAGGAGCGCCTCGAGGCCGTGCAGGCCTTCACCCAGATGGGCGGCCGCGTCAGCGAGCGCGAGGTGCGCGACCTCCTCGGCCTCTCCGAGCCCCAGGACGGCGAGGCCGTCCTCGGCGGCGGTCAGGCGGCCGGCGGCGGGGCCAACCCCCTCGCGGCCCTCCTGGGGCAAGGGAACGAGCCTGACGAGGGCAAGGAACCCGCCCCCGAAGCACCCAAGGTCGTGGCCCTCCGCAAGCGCAAGCGATGAAGCGACCCGCGCTCGACAAGCACCTGCGCCGCGTCCTGCGCGAGGCGCAGCAGTCGTACCGCCAAGCCCTCGCCGCCCAGGTGCGCGGGCAGGACGACCCCGCCCTCTGGGACGCCTTCTCCGAGGCCACCAGCGCCCTCCTGCTCGCCTCCTGGCTCGCCGGGGCGCGGCAGACCGTCACCAAGGCCCGCATCCCCGACAAGGCCGTCGAGGGGATGCTCGAGGACGGGGACGCCGTCACCTTCGCCGCCCTGCCCGATTTGAAGCTCGACGGCTTCGGCGGGGAGGCCATGAAGCCCATCGCGGACTGGTTCCGCCGCCGCGTCCCCATCAGCCGCAAGGACTGGGAGGTGCTCGTCGAGGCCGCCCGCCGCAGCGCCCGCGAGGTTGGGGACCACGAGCGGCAGAACGCCCTGATCGACCTCCGCAAGCGCAGCCCCTTGCTCGACGGCCTCTTGCGTGGCGTCCTGTCGCGCCCAAACGCCACGGGCGGCATCTCGGCCGTGAAACGGATCGTAAGCGATACGGTCTTCGTGACAGCCCTCAGCCCCGGCCAGACGGCCAAGGTGCAGGAGCTGATCGCCCGGGTGATCGAGGAGCGCCCTGGCAAGAGCATGGTCGGCAAGGAGATCAAGGCGATGAACCTGGGGGACTTCGTCACCACGGCGCAGGTGCGCTTGGGGGTCGAGCTCTCGAGCGCGCGCCTGGAAACCGTGCTCAGGACGAACACGAATAGGGCGGCCACGGAAGGGGCGGCCGAGGTTCTGCGCGACGAGCGCGTGCAGGCGTTCGTCCCGCTGGTTGAGTACAGCGCGACCAAGGACAGCCGGACCCGCCCGACGCATCGGGCGATGGACGGCTACGTGAACACGATGGAGATGTTCGACAGGCAGGGACTGGGGCCGCCCGGGGGCTTCTCTTGCAGATGCCAGATGATTCCCGTGTCCATGTCGGACGCGATGGAGAACGGCTGGATCGACCCGCGGGGCAACGTCGACCACGCCGCGATCAGGCGGCACAACGGCAGCCGGCAGGCGCTGATCGACTCCCGGCAGTTCCCCGATCCCGGCTTCGTGAATGCGTGAACGAGAAGGAGGAACGCTACGATGGGCGGCATGAGCACCCGGAACGAGATCAAGGCGCGGCTGGGCATCCTCGCGGAACCGCCGGCGAAGGCAACGGCCAAGCGCGCGGGCACCAAAATCAACCACCAACTCGGCAAGGTGTACGTGTCGCCGGATCACCTGCGGCAGGGCAAGTTCCGCATCATGCCATTGAACCCGGATGGCAAGGTGAACTTGAACGTGTATGCGCAGACTCGGACGCTGTCGTTCAACAGCTTTGAGGAAGCCGTCAAGTACGCCCAAGGCCTGACGGCCCATTACGGTGGCACGGTGGAAAGCGATACGCGGGGCAAGTCGGTGTCGACCCGTTCTGGCGCCAAGACGGGGTTCGCCGCAGGTGAAATCGCCCGTATCGCGTCGGGTCTGTCGCGCCTCCTGAAGGAATACGGCTTTGACGCAATGGCGCGCGAAGCCGCCAAGGAGACCGACAAGGACACGCTGGCCCGCTACATCAACGTCGTGGAGAAGGCGTTCAAAAACGAGACCGTGCGGATTGACCCGGCAACCCGGCAGCGCACGCAGGTCGTTTCGGATGCCGACATTGCACGGCACGCGCAACTGATGTCGACGCTGCGGTCGATGCTTGCAAAGGCGACCGCCTCCCGCCCCGGCGCCAAGTCCACCCACGCTGCCGCCGACAAGCCCGGGCGCAAGGTCATGGCCGAGTCCGACCCCGCCGTCAGCGCCAAGATCCGCAAGCTCATGGCCGAGGGCAAGCCCCAGAAGCAGGCCGTCGCAATCGCGCTCGACATGAAGCGCCGAGGAGAAATCTGACATGGCACAGGCATTCATCTCGACCGGACAGCCCAACCTTCGCCGCATGACGGTCAACAACGTCGCGGCGTCCTACACCAACCCCGTCCCCACGAGCACCAAGCCCGCCACGGGCGTGGTCATGGACATGGCCCTGACCCAGGGCTACGCGCAGCCCAGCCTGCTCAAGGCGCTCCCTTGGGGCGCGCTCGACAACGGGACCGCGTGGGCAACGAGTGGCACCACGACTGGCATGAGGATCGTCGGCTGGCAGTCCTACCGCAACGTCGCGGCCTCGGACACGTGGTGGTTCCCCACGATCCTCGCGCAGTACACCCTGCTCTTCCCGTCTACCAACAACGGCTACAACGTGGACGGCACCGCGGACGTCTTCGTCTTCGGCGGCTTCGGCGCGGCCATCACCACGCCGCAGTTCCCGACCCCGAACACCTTCTCGTCCAACGGCACCGCGACCTCGTCCGGCAGCATCACGACCTCGAGCAGCGTGCTCGTTGACCTCGCCGGATCGCAGCTCGTGACGGCCGCCTTCATCGCGCCTGCGCCGACCGCGCCGCGCACGGTGAACATGGGCCTCTTCTGGTACGCCATCTGACGTGCAGCGCGCCGCACGACCATCCCGTCCGCGCCTGCCCGGGGCGGCGACGTCGGCGCTCCTGCTGGGCGTGCAGGACGATTCGTCGGGCAAGTGCCTTGCCACGGCCGAGCCCAACCAGCCGAGCGGACTGACTGCCACGGCGGTCAGCAGCTCGCAGATCAACCTGGCATGGACGGCCGACGCCACGCCGGCGCCCAACCAGGCGTCGTACTACGACGTGGAGCGGTCCCCGGACGGCCTTGGCTCCTGGACGAGCATCGGCAGCACCACGAGCAACTCGCTCAGCAATACGGGCCTGCCCGCGTCCACGCAGTTCTATTACCGGGTGACGGCGTACAACTGCTTCGGCGGCAGCCTGCCAAGCGCCACGGCGAACGCGACCACGCAGGCGGCGTCGGCCCCAACGGCCCCGACCGGGGTCAGCGCGAGCGCCAGCACCACGGCGGTCGCGGTCACGATCACCTGGACGGACGCATCGACCGACGAGACCGGGTTCTACGTCTACCGCAACACGACGAACACCACGACGGGCGCGACCCTGCTGTCGACCCTCGGCGCGGGCGTGCAGACCTACACCGACAACGCGACGAACAACCCGTCCGCGCCCCCGGCCATCGGCACGGTGTACTACTACTGGGTCAGCGCCTACAACGGCGCGGGCGAGAGCGCCAAGACCGCCGCAAGCCAGAACGCGACGGGCGGGGTCACGACCCTCAACGTCCCGGCCGCGCCGACCTCGCTCACCGCGACCGCCACGAGCACGACGCAGATCAACCTTGCGTGGACCGACAACGCCACGAACGAGACGGGGTACACGGTGGAGCGGCGGAGCCCCGCCGGCAGCGGGTCGTACTCGACCGTCACCACCCTCTCGGCTGGCGCGAACTCGTTCAGCAACACGGGCCTGACCGAGAGCACGCAGTACGAGTACCGCGTCTATGCGACCAATGCGGCAGGCAACAGCGCCAACAGCAACGCGGCAAGCAAGTTCACGATCCCCGCGACCCCCACGGGCCTGACGGCGACGGCGGTGTCCTCGTCGCAGATCAACCTCGCCTGGACGGACGTGTCGACCGGGAACACGGGGCAGCGCATCGAGCGGCGCAGCCCGAGCGGCAGCGGGTCGTATTCGACCCTCACGACCGTCAGCGCGACGGCCACGACGTACAGCGACACGGGGCTGACGGCGTCGACCTCGTACGAGTACCGCATCGTGGCGACGAACCCGGACTACGACTCGTCGCCGTCGACGGCCGCGAACGCGACCACGCAGAGCGGGGCGCTCACGCCCGCATGGAGCATCGACTGGTCTACGGGCACCCCCTCGGGCTACACGCTCACCCGCGCCAGCAGCGGCACGTACGTGGACTCCTCGGGCTACATCGCGTCTCAGGCCAGCGGCACCAGCGGCAACAACGCGGCCCGCCTCACCCACAACAGCAGCGGAAGCCGGCTCGGGCTGCTTGTGGAGGAGAGCAGGACGAACCTCTGCCCGACATCGGAAACAACGGCAGGCGTTGCAAGCAACACCGCAGTCACGACCAGCGACACCGGACCTGCTCCTGACAATACGAACACCGCCGAACTCATGTCGGAGGTTGTCGCAAACGGGACGCACCATTGCGGAACAAAGAACACGACGGCCAACGTTGACTTGGACTCTTTGTATGTGTACAGCGTGTTCCTGAAGCGTCCGGCAAGCAACGCCACGCAGTATGCCGTTGTTACGTTCCTGTATGGAACGAGCGACCGGAGGTTCAGTCAGGTATTCGATCTGTCGGCAGGATCAACCTCGGGATGTGCCACGCGATCTAGCGGAAATCCTGTGGATACGGCGAGCGGAATTGAGGCATACGCGAACGGGTGGTATCGGTGCTGGGTCAGCCACCGTTCGCGCAGCACCAACGAAGGCATCGGTCAGGGCATTGTGCAGTTCAGCGACAGCGCGAACCCGGGTACTTGGGTCGTCAACACATATCCCTCGTACAACGTGACATCCGCGAAGGACATGCTGGTCTGGGGACACCAGATCGAAAAGGGAGCGACGCCTTCGGCATACATTTCAAATACGGGAACTGGATCAACGACCCGCAGCGCCGACCTCGCGCACGTCCTGGATTCCTCCATCACGTCGTGGGGCGACCCCGGTGCCTTGGTCATCCACTTCTACCCGCCGGGTCAGGCCGGCACGCTGCTCTCCACGGATGACGTGGCGAACGAACAACTCGGCCTTCAGGCTAGCACCACCACGGCGGCACGGGCGTTCTGGTCGAGCGGCAACACCGCCACGGGCACCATCGGGACCGGGGTGCAGAAGGCCGTCCACTACTGGAACGGCACGAACTCACGATTCTGCATCAACGGCGGCACGGTGCAGACCGGGACGAACAACATCACGACCTTCGGCAACATCGACTACGTCACCTTCGGCGCGGAGGCGACGAGCTCGACCGCCGGGTATTCGCAGTACGCCAACTGCGTGATCCGCAAGGTCGAGTTCTACAGCGGCACCCTGACCGACGCGAACCTCCAGACGATCACCACATGACCGTCTTCTACGACTACTGGCTCAAGGGCGAGGACGAGGCGCACGTCCAGGAGGCCATGGCGGCGGCGGGCATCGGACTGCTGCCAGCCGCGGATTCGTCCTACGACCCCATCGGCACGATCTGGGTGCCGGGACCAGACGTGGACGAGGACGGCAACCCCATCCCCGTGCCGCTCCCCGGCTGGCACGCCAACCTGCGCCTGCGCGACAAGATGACCTTCCTGCAGCGTTCGGCCCTGGAAAGCATCCTCATCCCACAGCCCCAGCACCCCGTCCGGGTCTGGGCAGGAGCAGACGAATGACCCCCACATCCCACCCCATCGTCGAGGCCGGCGACAAGGTCGTCATCAAGGGCGTCGAGCTCTTCATGGCCTTCGACCCCGCCATCGACGACGCCAAGGCCGACCCCGAGCTCAAGCGCTTCGACAACGAGCGCCTCCGCAAGATCGTTGGCGCCACGGGCAAGCACATGAGCCGGGGCTCCTTCCCCCGCGTGGTCATCATGCACGAGAAGGACGGCAAGGAGCCTAAGTCGGCGGTCGGCAGAATCCCGGCCCTGAAATACGAGGAACGGGATGGGGTCGGGTACATTGTGGGAGACATGGAGGTAGGAAGGGACATTTTCGACCGCTTGATCGCCACCAACGCCTTCCCCAGGCGCTCGGCTGAGATCTGGTCCGAATCCAACCACCTGAGCGAGGTGGCGCTGCTGGGCCGCGAGACCCCACGGCGACCCCTCCCCGACACGCACTTTGAGCGTGCCGGCCGAAAGATCACCTTCTCGAAGTCCAACCACGACCTCGCCGGGGTCGGGGGCGGGCTGAACACCTTCGTCCCGGCAGCAATCAAGGAGGAGGCTTCCATGCCTTCAGACCGCGACTACGGAGCCGAGCTCGATGCCATGAAGTGCGCCATCGATGACCTGGCCGCCACGATGAAGAAGAAGTTCGGCGAGGACAACGACGAGGACAAGGCCGAGATGGCCGGCGAAGGCATGGACTTCCAGGCCGACGAGGAGGAGGCCGAGGAGGGTGGCGAAGGCGTCCACATCGACATCGGCAGCCACGACGACGAGAGCGCCGAGATGGGCATGGACGAGGAGGAGGAGGTCATCGCCTCCCGCTCCACCTACGCCCTGCGCTCGGAGAACGCCCGCCTGAAGGCCCGCATGGGCCGGCTCGAGGCCGAGGTCAAGCGCGAGCGCTTCTCGCGTGAGATCGAGATCATGGAGCAGGAGGGCTACCGCATCCCCGAGGGCCAGCGCACCGCGCTCCTGGCGCAGCTCGCTGCCGCCAAGGACCCGGTCGCCCTGCTCGAGTCGTGGCGCGAGCTGTTCGCGCGCGACCCCATCGGCGCCAAGATCGACATGAGCCGTGCCGCCATGCCCAAGGCGATGGCCGTGGGCGACGTCGGCGACCTCGTCAAGCAGTTCGCAGGCAAGCCGGATGAGTTTGCCAAGGCGATCAACTCCCGCATCAACAAGCGCTAAGGCGCAAGGACACAGGACACCATGCTGAACTTCTCCCCCAACCTCGTCGCGGGCGGGACCATCAACCCGTACCGCATCGTCAAGATGGACACGACCGCCTTCACGGGCGTGGCCGCCACCGCGGTCGGCGACTACGTCGTCGGCGTGACCGATGGCTCCACCCGCCGCTTCGACGCGACGGCCAACGCCGCCTCGGGCGACCCCATCAGCCTCCAGCCCTCGAACGTGGTGCAGATCGAGGCAGGCGGCAACATCACCGCCGGACAGCCCCTCGTGCCGTCCACGGCCGGCGTGGCGATTGCCACGACTACTGCGGGCCATGTGGCCCTCTTCGTTGCCCTTGAAGCGGCTGCCAGCGGGCAGATCTTCTGGGCGTACCGTCTGCCCTCGACTCGGGCGATCCCCTGATTCCTGACCTTAAGGAGGTCACACAATGGCTTACGTCGCAGTCGGTGGCGGACTCAACACCTACGTCCCGTCCACCAACGCCCTCGCAACGGGCGCTCTTCAGGTCGAGTTCACCCGTGCGGTGAACACGTTCCCCATCACCAAGTACGCGCAGATCGTCCCGGTCAACCAGATGACTGGGTTCTACCTGCGCCTGGATTCGGACGACAACGTCCGCATCACGGACATCAACGCCTTCCAGTGGCCGCTGGGGAACGACCGTCCGGTCGGCTCCACGAACCAGCACGACTTCGTGCAGTTCGCCTGCGCCCGCTACGCGTACCCGTTCTACATCCCGAACGAGACCGTGAAGCAGGCGGCGTGGGACGTGGTGGCCCAGCACGCCCGTGCGAAGGCCCAGCTCGCCATGACCGGGCGCTGCATGCGTGCGGCCACGGCGCTGACCGGGTCCGCAGCGCAGACGGCGTTCAACAACGTTGGCAACTACGCGGCGACCGGAACGGCCAGCCCGGGCGGCGGCATCTGGACGACCTCGGGATCGAACATCATCCAGAAGGGCATCCAGGGCGCCCTGCGCGCCATCTCGCTCGCCACGGGCGGCGCGGTGCGCGCGGAGTACGACGTGATGATGGTCATCTCCCCGACCGTCGCCAACCTGCTCGCGCAGACCTCGGAAGTTCGTGACTACGTCAAGAACTACCCCGCGGCGCTGCCCTTCCTGCAGGGCTCGGACACCTTCGCCATGTACGGCCTCCCGCCGAACCTCTTCGGCGTGCAGGTGGTCGTGGACGACAGCGTACGCGTGTCGACCCGCAAGGGCGCGGCGAGCACGACCCGGTCGTACATCTACGGCAACTCAGCCGTGTTCGTCAGCCGCCCCGGCGGCCTGATCGGCGTGGAGGGCTCGACCAGCTTCTCCACCTGCCAGGTCATGGCCTTCGAGGACATGACGGTCGAGAACTGGGACGACCCGAAGGACCGTCGCATCGAGGGACGCGTGATCGACAACAGCACCGTCGAGCTGGTTGCCCCGGTCTCGGGCTACCTCGTGCTCGACGTCACCGCCTGATCGGTCTCGGAGTGGAAGGGAAAGGGGGGAGGGCGCTTCGGCTCCCTCCCCCCCTTTCGTGAACGGAGGCACGCATGGCATTCGCCACCTACGCCGACCTCGAGAAGGAACTGGACGCCCGGATCATCGCCGAGCTCTGCTCGGACAACGGGGAGGACTCCGCGCCCCCCAACCCCATCACGACGATGGCGCTTGAGCGCGCCACCGCGATGATCAAGAGCTACGCCCGGGTGGGGAACATCTACACCGACCTAGACCTGACCACGCTGGCCGGCGCAGGGGACTGGCTGCTCGTCGGGCTGACCTGCGACCTGGCCACCGAGATCCTCTTCCAGCGCCGGGGCATGGTCGTGCCGCCCGCCGTGGAGGATCGCCGCAAGCGGGCCTACGAGATGCTCGAGCACCTGCGGGACGGGCGGCAGATCTTCGGGGCGATCTCCAAGGCGGCCGACGCCGGCCTGCCCGAGGTGCGGGCGACCCCCCTGCAGACGCTCGCCTACTACAACCAGGTGAGCTCGAGCAACTTCTTCCCGCCGCGCAAGCCCAACACGATGCCAGGAGGCTGACGTGGCCTTCGGCTTCGGCGGCAGCAGCTGGCAGAAGCGGGTGGCGGCGGCGCTGGGCGACCCGCGCATCCTGCAGGGCATCTCGCAGGCCGTGGCGGCGGCAGCAAAGCGCCACATCGCTAAGAGCGAGGGCCGCGGCCCGGGCGGCTCTGCGACCGCCCTGAAGCCCCTCAAGAGCCTAGATACCGAGTTCTGGACGAAGACCAAACCCAAGCAGGGGCCGATCCTGGGCACGCGCAAGCGCGTCGAGATGCGGCAGAAGAAGGCCAAGGACGGCCGGGTGACCATCAAGCCCACGGAGGTGACCGAGTACCTCGTCAAGGGCAAGTCCTACCGCGACGGCGGGCAGCCCCTGCGGGACACGGGCAACCTCGTCCGCAACCTCGGGGCCAGGACGGCCCGCATCGGCGCGACCCGGCTTGAGATCACCCTGACCGGGCCGAAGTACGCGATCTACCACGAGCTCGGCTTCGAGACATCCGGGCCGAACTACGTCCCGCTGACGCGCAAGGGCGTGCGCGAGCACGCGACCGGGCAGAACCCCGACAAGGAGGGTCTGGCGCGCGGCAAGGACTTCCTCATGGCATGGGGCGGCGTCAAGGTGCCTGCGCGTCCGTTCCTCGTCCCCACGGACAAGGAATGGGCAGGCATCGGCCGCACGATTAGACTAGGGCTGAGCAAGGTGCTCAAAGGAAGGACGAACTGATGCCTACGGCGATCTTCGTGAGCGGGCCTACCCGCATCGACTGGTACGACGGCTCGGTGTGGACCGAGCTGGGCGAGTGCGACAACGACAACCTCCCGCAGGCCACGTGGAACGACTACCAGCACGAGGTGCGGACGTCGTCGAGCGGCGGCACGCCCGAGGAGATCGTCCTGCAAAACACGGACGGGGCGATCACCTTCACGCTCGTGAAGTGGGACGCCACGGAGCTCGCGCAGCTCGAGGCGCGCCAGCGCGGGGCGCAGGGCACGACCACGGTCGGCCGCCTGCTCGTCACCGACAGCGGCACCTTCGGCATCCGCATCTACCCGAAGACCCCCGGCAAGACGACCTATACCTTCAATCGGTGCTACCTGCCCCCGAACGGGCTCGTGCACTCGAACTTCGGCAACGTCGAGCGGCGGCTTGGCCTGACGGTCAAGGCCGTGCCCGACGTGAACAACCTCCTCTACGCGACGGGGACCAGCGTTTGATCGACCTCAACGAAAACGACGACCCGCTCCTCTTCCGCGCCCAAGTGCCTGCGGGCAGCCTCATCGTGCAGTGGAACGAGGCGCTCGCCGTGCTCGCCAAGCCCGCCGGCGGCGAGCCGAGCGTGCAGGACGTTGCGGCGGCCATCCGCAAGGTGGCGCGCACGCCCGAGGTGGCCGCGCAGTCGAGCGACGAGGTGCTCTTCGCCGTCTTTGCCCGCATGGGCAAGGCGGTGGAAGCCGCGGGAAACTGACCAGGGGGGCCGCCCTGTTCATGGCGACCTACGGCCGCCCCCCGAGCGACTTTGACCAGGAGACAGCGATGGGCCTCATGGCGAACATCCCGATGGTCGAGGCCCGCAGGGCGCTGTCCTTCGCGCAGGGCATCGCCGTGGCGTTCGGGTCGCCCGAGGCGGCCGAGGGCGTCGTGCGACAGGCCACGGGCAGCGACGAGCTCGCCTGGAGCGTCCGCATGGGCCTGCAGCACCAGATGCACGGGAGGGGCCGCTGATGGCCGTGCAGGCGAATGCCGACGTGTGGAACGCGCTCGTCGCGGACCTGAAGGAGTGGATGGACGACGCCGGCTACGGCATCGCCGTCTACCTCCGCGAGGCGCCCGGGCAGGACGTCACCGCGCAGTACGCGATCCAGGTGATCCCGGGCGGCGACACGGCGCGGCACCCCATCAGCGGCGTGGGCCTGCTTGAGTCGCAGGTGCAGCTCGTCATCTGGTGGCGGAACCTGTACGACCCCGTCCACAAGGCGACCCTGCGGATCGCAGGCGAGCGTGGCATCGAGCAGTTCATCGACGGCCTGCGGACGCACATGATCCAGAACACGCTCGGCGGGCGCCTGACGATCCCGTTCACGTGGCGGTCGGGCGGGCAGGTGGAGCAGGTGGATGACCTCGTGGGCTGGATGCGCGGGACGGAGACCTTCGTCTGCGCGTTCCAGATCGAATGGAGCGTGCAGTGATGGAAGACCTGGGACGCATCGTCATCGACGTGAACGCCACGGGGGACGGCGGGGCCGGCGGCGGGACGGGCTCGCGGATGCTGCAGCGCGTGGGCGGGGCGCTCACGCAGGCGGGGATCGGGATGATCGGGGGGCAGGGCGCGGGCGGGGCGCTGGCGGCGCAGGGGCTGACGAAGCTCGCGGCGATGGGCACGGCGGGCGCGATTGCTGCCGCGCCGCTGATCGCGGTGGGCGTGGCGGGGATCGCCCTCAAGAAGACCTTCGACTTCCTGAACACGGCGGCGAAGAACCTGACCGAGTCGCTGCGCGAGTACAGCCCGCAGATCATGCTCGCCGACGCGATGAACGAGATCCTGATGATGCAGGAGAAGATGCGCGCAAGCGCGGTGTCGGGCGGCGCGCTGGCGCGACGCGAGCTCGCGCAGGGCCGCATTGACCGCGTGATGTTCCGCGTGTCCGACTTCCTCGGACGCATCGGCGCCATCGTGGTAGCCCCGATCCTCGAGGGCGTGGCAAAGGTGCTTGAGGGCATCGAGAAGAAGGTCATGCCCACGTTGCTGCTGATCGCCCGGATGATTGCCGGGGCGATCAAGATTTTCATGCAGATCCTCAAGTTCGTGCCCGGATTCCAGATGTACGGCATGGTCGGCGAGATCTGGATCAACGACGTGATCAACTCGCTCAAGAAGCTCGCCAACAACACGTCGCCGATCTACCAGGGCAACGCGCCTTTCATCGCCGATCTGCGGCTGATGGGAGCCAATGTATGAGGCCCGACTCCCACACGCAGAACGCCTCTGCGGAGGACATCGCGCTCGGCATGATGATCATGTCGGAACGGCGGGCCGAGGCGCAGCGGTCAATGCAGTCGCACGGCGCGGCGGCGGCAAGCGCGATGCGGCGCATCACCACGAACCTGGCCCCCGTGACCGTGGAAACGAACGCGCCCTTCGTCGCTGACCTGCGCCTCATGGGAGCCCTG